CGATGAGTTGACAACGCAGAAGAGGTTGGAATCATTCGCAAAATCCCATCATGCAGTTAACATTGATAAGTACCTTAGTTGGAAGAAGCATGATGTGGTCGGGAGTACCACGACGGTCGCGCTCGGCATCTGGAAAGATCGCCTTGAACACCGAGTCGGGTATTTCCCGTCCACCCTAGTCGGATAGGTGGTCAACGGTGGTACCTTGGAGGGTACAGGTATGGTGAGGTTCAGCAAGATCCCCTTAAGGAAATAAAGGAGGATGCCTACATATCTGAGTCCCAGCCGGTCGCGCTCAATTGTCGACCGACTGTAGGAGTGAGTTTGGGATGCCACGTAGCAGGATTTGCCTGCCCGAAGGCTGACCCCCTCGATCCAAGGACCACTAAGGCTGGGGTGAGGAAGAGGTTTGCAATAAAACCGCCGAGGGCTTGTGACGCTACACTGAAGAAGTTCAGTTGTTTCGTCAAGACTTGGGTCCGGCGCAATTTGACACCAATTGCCGCTGATGCAGATGTGACGATAGAGCATTGGCTCGCGCACACTGATTACCCTGACTGGCGCCGAAAAGAGCTGCGCGTACAGTGGGATGGCGTTGGAAGCATATGGGACCCAGATAAGGCCCGTCGCTACTTCCGATGCAGTTCCTTCATGAAAGATGAGTCTTATCCAACCTACAAGCACCCCCGGGCTATCAACTCCCGGTCTGATGTGTTCAAGTGTGCTGTGGGTCCCATCTTTAAGCTAATAGAGGAGGAGGTATACAAGTTGCCTGCCTTTATAAAGCACGTCCCGGTAGCCGAGAGACCAGATTATATAATGGGTCTCCTACATCGTGAAGGGGCTAAATATCTCGCAACAGATTACACGGCTTTTGAGTCGCTATTCGTCGAGAAGTTGATGACCGCCTGCGAGTTTGAGTTGTACTCGTACATGACAAGTTACCTGCCAGCAGGGGACGATTTCATGCGCCTAGTTCGAGAGGTGTTGGGCGGCGAAAATTTGTGTGTCTTTAAACGCTTCCGCGTTAGCTTGAATGCGACGCGGATGTCAGGGGAGATGTGCACCTCCTTGGGCAATGGGTTTTCAAACCTGATGTTCATGTTGTTCACCTGCGCTGAGGCGGGGTGTACTGAGGTCATTGGCGTGGTTGAAGGGGACGATGGTCTCTTTACCATGATTGGGAACCCCCCCAAGGAGAG